TGCCGCTGCTGGTATCGACGGTGATACTGTTGGCGTCATAGGCCGAGATGGTCATCCCCGCGCGGACGCCGAAGGCGCCGGAGACCGCCACTAGGTTCGCGGTCGTCAGCCCGGGATTCAGCCCGGCGCCGAAGCTGATGACGGCCGTGCCGGTGCCGTCGACACTCGTGCCAGCCGTGCCGGCCGGCAGGTTGATGGCGTGGGTCTCGAACCCGCCGCCATTGTCCACGATGCTGTTCGACCACTGCACCGAGCCGCATTGGTCGCTGATTTGTAGCGTAGCCTGCATGGGTGATCCTTTTTCGCTAGCTGTTTGAATGTTGAATGCCCCGACGATCTCGGCGGCCTAAGCTCCCTAGACGTAAAGCTGGGGAAGGCGGCCGGCCATGTCGGTGGGCTTGGCCTCGAAATCGATCTTTTGCCCCTCTTTGAGCGGCTCTTTCTTGTCTGCCTTGGTGATAAAGCAGTCGCCGTCGAAGCCTTTGCCACTGACAAAGTCCTTGGTGCGGATCGCCACGGCGGTGCGGTTGACGGCGGCGTTGTAGAGGAGCTGTACGTTGGCGTCCGTGTCGCTCCAGTTGCTTTCCCACTGCAGCGAAAAGGCAACCATGCCCGGACCGATGAGTTCCATCGGGCTGCCGCGGTCGGAAATGTCCGCTCCAGCGGGCGCCGCGGGCCCCGTCAGGTCGCGGACATTGGTCATCAGCGTGCCGGCCCTGTTGCCGGCCGTGCCCACCAGAAGCTGGGCCTCGAGGCTCATGCGTTTTGCCATAGCGAATCTCCTTTAAGTTGGTTTGCTGTTTTCAGTCGCTGGCGACCTCGTCGCCCCAAAATGCGGGAATCAGATCGCGGTTACGTTCCAGGGCCGGTCCCATGAACGGCCGCGCGGGATATTTGTCCCCGCGGAACTCGCCGCCGAATTCGTGGGCCTCGGCGGAAGCGCCTACCATACTGAACCGCGGGCCGATCACTGCGACCTCGGCCGCGGCATCCACGTCATAGCGTTCCGCGCGCCGCAGTTGCCCCTTGCGGGTGTGTGGCGGCTGGCCCGCCTCACTCGGCTTGGCCGCGGTGGTGATCTCCTCTTGGGCTGTGCGGAAGATGGCATAGGCCGCTTTAGCCAGCGAACGCGTGGTCGCCCGGTGGGCCGCCTCCAGCACCTTCGCGCTTTCATCGAAAAACTTTTCGAACGAAAATCCCACCATGCCGAATCAATCCTCGTCGTCGTCGAAAATACGGAAGGTTACGATCAAGTAACCCTCATAGAGCAGATCCTCGTGAACGTGGCGGGCGATGACCGGCGTGAGCTCGCTCGACTCCCAGATACCGCCAGGGAACGCGGCAAGCCGGCGACTCGGCATGTGGAAGAGATATTGATCGATCTCCTCCATCAGTCCGATCACACCGTCCGCCAGCAGCAGGTTTCCCGGGGTGGTGAGCTGCTGGAAGCTCATCACCACGTCGTAACTTCCCTGTAGATCCGCGCGGTCCGCGGCCTCGCTGGTTTTTTTGCCGGATTGGACGATGACAGTAAGCCCGCTCAACGTTTCCAGTTGGGCCGCTGGGTCGTACGCGCGCTTGGCGACAAAGGGCAGCGAAAACGTCGTAAATCCGATATCCGGGTTTTGCCGCGGGTTGTTGAGCTCGGCCACCACGCCCTGGGTCAGGAAAACAATGTTATGCTGGAGGCTCATGCACGCCTCCTTTGCAGCGGCCCGGGCGCCTGCGCCGTCGGTACCCGCTGCGCCTTCGTGTGGACGACCAGCCGCACTCCTTCGGGATCGTGGCGATCGAAACACCGCCTTTCCCCCTCGGGCGCGGACACGAACACGAGACTGCCGCTGCCGCTGGGGTCGGAAAATTGCATCCCGGGTTGAGGATCGGTTTGCACACCGCCGAAGACCAGGTCCGCGGCCTCAATGAGAAAATGATGGCTCAAGAGCGTGATATCGACGGTCCGTCCGGCGCCCTTGGCGAACGTGGCAACATTCGGGACGTCGGAGCCGGACACGCCGAAACTGGAAAGCGTCGCCGTCAGGGAACACGCCTGGCCATTCCAAGTCACGACCCAGGGCTTGCCGAAGAAGGCATCGAGCCCGTCCTCGGCGAACTGCCCGAGGCGATCGAATTCTGAGGTATCCAGGCCAATGCTCACCAGCGTGTCCTCGAAGGGGCGGCCCGCGCCGGCACGGCGAACCGGCGCGGGCCTTGTGCTCTCCGGCGCGGCGGCGAGGCGCGTCCGAAGAGGAGTTTCACTAGCCGACGCCTGTGATCAGGCAGCCGGCCTGCGGGTACATGAGCACGATGTCGCGATCGTTGCGGGCCCGGATCACGGAACCCCGCCGCGATTCCTCGCGGTACTCCTCGACCAGGACAGCGATTTCCTCGCCGGTACCCGGGGCGCCCGGGCCGTCGCCGGCCCACATGAACGTCCGTCCGAGGCAGGGTTCCCGCGGATCGTCGGTCTCGGCCACCCGGGCGACCATGACGTTGCTGTCCCCCCAGATAAAGGCGGCGTTGAGAGCCTGAGCCTCGTTGGCCTGGTTGTAGATGCCGCCGGCCACCAGCACGTGCTCGACCTGCCACAGCTCGGCCATCATGTTTGCCGTGATGTCCTTGGGATCGTCGTGGCCGGAGTACTTCAGACGATCGACCACCTGGTCGCAGTTGGCGGCGTTCCAGAAGCTGTTGCGGCTGAGAATCACCGCGTTCGGCTCGATGCCGCTGTTGAGGATCACCATACGGCGGGCTAGTTCCACCGTCTTCACGGGGTTGGCCGTCGAGGTGGCGCTCCATAGGGCAGTCGATCCGGTGTTGTTGCTCAGGTCGATGGCGGCCATCGCACCGCCCGTGTTGGCGGTGTAGGGCGAGCTGCTGGACGCAAACACGCTTGTGTTGAAGACCGCGCTGGCGCAGTCGATTTCGAAGTTCCGCATCACAAAATCCTCGGCGCGGGCGGCCGCGATCGCCTCGGCGTCGAAGATGTCCTGGAAGATCTTGATCGACCGATCGTCCAGGGGTTCTTCCCAGCCGTACTCATCCGTCGAGTACGAGAATTTGTCGAACTGCCAATCGCCGCGGTTGTAGCCCGAACCAGTGGCACGCGTGGTGTCGTGCTTCTGCAGCAACTGGTTGATGGGCAGGCGGCCCACATCGGCGGCCTGGATGCCCACCATGCGCGGGCGGAGGACGCTGGCGCCGATGAAGTGCTTCCGCTGCAGGGCCACGTTGAACTCAATGAACGTGCTCGACAGGTCCAGGCGGGTGATCGTAAGGGACGGCATTACCATGGTCGGTGAACTCCACTACAAAACGCTCATTCAGGGTCTTCCGGTGACGGCCCATCCGTGCTGCGGATCTCCCTGTGTGGCCTGTGTGCAAACAAAACGGCAGCCTGATGGTCTGGCACCAGACTGCCGTTCGTTTGCTTTCCCTCCGCCGGCCTGGCCAGACCGGCGGAGGTTTCGCGATCAAATTGCCAACTCTCGGCCTTAGCCGAGCACGCTGCGCCAGTTGGTCCCGTCGGAGCGGAACGTCCTGGTCTTTCCGGCGGCCAGCGACACCGCGGTGGTGCCGGCCGTGCCGTCGATGTTTTCCGAGCCGTATCCGTAGATCAGTAGGGCGCTCGCGGCGCTATCGTTCACGACGGTAACGGCCAGGCCCGGAGCGGGGGCGGGAAGCTTGCTCCCCACCGTGCCGTTCACGCCGGAGGCGATCGGCCAGTAGATGCTGCTGGCGATCTGGGCGGCGTTGGCCGCGGTGCTTCCGGCGGGCGCCGGCAACGCCGAAAACGCGGCCAGCGCGGAAACGTCCTTCGAGGCGGCGCTCCACCAGTTGGTGCCGTCGCTCCAAAACATGGTCCGCGATCCGGCAGGGACGGTCGCGCCGGTTCCGCCGTCGATCGTCTCGGCGGCGTTAGGGACTACCGGCAGCGACGAAGTCAGCACCTCGTTGATCACCTCCACGAAGCCGTAGGTTCCCGGCGCCGGCAGCTTAACGGCCTTCGTGCCGTTGGCGCCGCTCACCGTGACCACCTGGCTGGCGATCTGGGCCGCACCCGCGGATACCGTGCCGGCAGCGGCCAATGTCGCCACCGTCGGATTCACCAGGCCCGCGGGCGTAACCCCGCCGGTGGCCGGCCAGTCGCGGAGCACGCGAATCACATCGCCGGCGGCTGTGGCGGCGTCCAAGGCCCAGCCGATAAAGAGCGTGCCGGTGCCAGCAATCTGGCCATTAGCGGCCGCGTAACAGGCAGCAAACCGGCCGATGGCCCCGTTGGCGACGTATTTGGCGGGACTGCTGTTGGTGGCGC